GGTCAAGCTGGGAAAGCTCATAGCTTACAGGGGTGATTACCGCAGTAGGATGAACAAGGAACATATTGACCTGCTTTGCGTTTGCTCCAACAGCCCAGCCGGAGGTGAAGTCATATACGGTCTTCATCAGCGTAGCCGGAACACCGATAACCTCAACTTCATCAATACGGGAAACAGTACGGTTGATAGAAGAACCGCCGCCCTGTACATCGAAGTTGCGCTCAAAATCCTTCGCCTGCTTGAGCAGGGTCTTGACTTCATGAGTACAGTACAGAATACGACCGTTTGCGGGAACGCGGGCGTTGTCCATGTTCAGCATGAGTTTGTCAAAGACTGCAAGAACAGTTGCGACAGTCAGCTCAGTGGTGTCGGGAGACATACCCTGCTCAGTCCAGAGAGAGAAGAGGGTGGAAATGGTGTAAGCGTCCATTTCGGGGAACTTCTGCTCTTCATTGTAAACCTGGGTGATGTTCTTGATGGACGCGACTTCGTTGGTCTGGTCGATGTCTTTGGGGTGAACCAGAGTGGACCACTTACGCTGATTCTTCAGGAGCTTAGGCTCCCACGCATTGTCGTAGTTACGTGTCGCCATTGCAATGGTGTCACGATCAGCGTTCACACGACCGGTGGTAGAGATAGTGGGAATGTAAACGGTTTTACCGTCTTCACCCATACGGTAACGACCGTTGTTGGGGGTGGCGTACAGCGCACCGAAATTCAGAACATAAGGGTATGCCTGTGCAAGTTCGCGGCTGTACTGAGCTGCATAGTTAATACCTGCCATAGTAAATTACCTTTCTACCCGAATACGGGCTTTGTTTTTATTGTCCGATGATTTAGTCTTCGGCTTTCGGACGAACACCGTTGAACTGGAATCCGAACAGACTCTTTTCGCCGGGAGTAGGCTGAGTACCGGGGAGTACGATACTCGGAGTCGGTGCAGGAGGTGTAGGCGGTTCGGTGGGCTTTTCTTCAGCCATTGCACCGGGGTTATCTGCCTTATACTTGGTCACGAAATCATCGTAACCCAGCAGGTTTTCACCGTCGATTTTCAGTCCTTTATCTGTCACTTCGCGGATAAAATCACGCTTTGCAGCAGGGGACGTGAAATTCAGACTGTTTGCCTTTTCGCGGACAAGGAAATCATACGACTGTTTCTGAAGTTTCTGTTCATATTCCTGTTTGTCCGTGTCATACTTACTCTGAAGGGCGGTCAGTGCTGTCTGAGCGTCCCCCAGTTTGGACGCATCAGCCTGTGCCGCTGTCAGCTTACCCTGCAAATCTTTCATGTCGGTGTCTCTCTGGGTGATCTGTCCCGACAGGTCTGTGATCTGCTGATTGAGCGCATTCACCTTATCGTCATGCTTTGCGCGGCTGATATACGACCCATCCGCGATATTGACGATATTGAGCTTTGCATTTCTCGCTTTTTCAGTGAACTGCTCAAAGGTGAGGGCTTCACCTTCTCCAAAAAGAGATTTCAGAAATTCCATTGCTTTACTCCTTATACATCATAGATTTAATTTGTATTTCCGCAGCCACTCTGCGGTAGTGATGTTGTCGCATTTATTTCCCTGCAACACCGGGTATTTATATCCTGGGCAAATTTGCCCGTGATACCGAAAATTAAATTGCGATGGTGCGGTTCGTCCACTTTTTGTAGACATCCATATAGATTTCACCCTTATCACCGTTGTGGGTGATTTCGTAATACATACCATCAGAAACGGTAGTGCTTACAAGGGCCTTATTGTTCTGAAGCGTCTTACAGCACCACACAATAAACACATCATTTTCGGTGATCTGCTTATTGTCGGTTTTATCTGCGTGTTCGTTGAAATAATCAACGACCAGCTTCTTACAAAGAGAGAAAAAAGCGTCGTTTCCCATGAGAAAATTCCTTTCAATTCAGTTTTACGGCTTTGAACCCTTCGACCGTCATGCGCTGACGTTTGGTGGGCAAGCCGGAAATATTTGCGATTTGCGAATATTTAGCACTGAGAGCGTTGATCCGTCGCTGGCAGTTACGACGCAGAGTATCATCACCCGCTGTTTGTGCGGCAACCGCCGCATCCTTCCAACGACGTACCTCCGTCTCAATTTTTCGCATGAGTTGGGATATTTCGTAGTTGCTGTAATGCTTACCGTTGATGGTGTGACCACGCCTATTATCTGCCGCCCACTGTCTGAGCTGTTCATCGGTGTATGTCGGTACGGAATATCGGGTGTCAAACGGAATTGCAATGTGACCGCAGTTCCATTCACCGATTTTCCGGGGAAAACCGGCGTAACTCACTCCGTTTATATCTGTGAATCCCTGTGCCGATTGCATCTTTTCAAATTCAGAAAGCAAAAAAATACGCCCCTGAACCGGTTCGTGGTCAGGTGCGCTGTTTGCATGAGCTGACAGCTCATAAGCGTTATAGCCGAGTTCTTCACCCAACATTTTCGCACTTTGTTGTGATATTTGATTGGCACCATCAATGATATTTTGACGGATAGCTGTATCAAGACGACGATGATACCCACTGTCATAATGAACCTGCATTCCGTTATATCCGAGATTCTGGATAGCTTGCCGTGTAGCTGATTTGTAGTCGGTCAGCCCGGAAGCAACGGAGAGTATGGCATCATCCACAATATTCTTGTATGCGTCGGAAACAGCGGTTGTATTTGAGAGATTCTTTAGGGTGCCGGCAGTCTGTTCGCTGACCGCTTTAGCGAATTTCTCAATACGATCCTGGGCTTCGATAGGGGGCCTGTCATCCACATAAGCGGCAGTAAACCGGGGATCGGTATATACTTCTTCAGCGGCTTTTCTGTAAAGATTTTGCACATCTCTGATACTCAGTTTTGTTGCATCGGAGAGAGCAGCAGTAACCGTTTTCACATCGGATCGCAAACCCGCCATAATGGTAAGGCGATTTATGCTGGATTGCGTCAGTTCACCTATTTGCTTTACCTGTTCGGCTACTTTCTTTATGAAAAAGAGATTTACCGCATCAAACCTTTTCAGGATGGTGTCAACAGCCGTTTCGAGGTCTTTATCTGAAAGCATAACAGCTCACCGCCTTACTGGGGCATATTCAACCCCGGAAGAAGTGCGGTAGCTTTTGCAATCTGTTCTTCACGGATTGCTTCCATTGCCGCCTTTGCCTGTGTTTCTGTCTCACCGCAGTACCATTGACGGATTTCAACATCGCCCATCAACCCTGCGGAGTGAAGTTCAAGCCGTTCTGCAAGCTGCTGAGACGTATCATTCAGAATAGAGTCATCCCATTCAAAAGAAACTTCATATTCACCCTGCGGGGCAAGATTGTACAAGGTGGCGTATTTGTCCATAGCCCTGATAACATCTGTCAGACAGTGTTCAAGGGCTTTCTGGTTATCGGCAATGGTTACATAGGTACGCTGACGCATATGCCGTATTTCGGTTGCTGTACGGGCTTCCTGATATACGTCTGTCAGAGTACCACGTGCCAAACCGCAGAGATCTTCAATGCGAATCAGGATTTGATTCAGTCCCGATACCAACGACACATCACGGATAGCCGGATTGAAAACATGATAGCTGTCATCGCTGTTGAGATCAACACCGCGAAACAGCCGCTCGTTGAGTCGGGGCATTTCCTGTCCTTTACCGTCTTTTTTGGGACGAAGAACAGTCGGATCAACGTCAATGGCAAGCTCAGAACCTTCATATTCCCACAACAGACGTGAATACTGTTCATCGGCTTCACGGATAACGTCAACCGCTTTTGCAAACACAGAAACGCCCATAGGACTGTCAACATCAACACTGTTGGCATTCGCAGTTTTGAACCAGCCGAACAGGGGACCGTCACTGTCTTTAACTATCGCTTCAGGGGCAACACTTTTCCAGGCTTCAACAGAAGATAACGGAACTTCTACGCCGATTGCATCCTGTGTTTCAGATTTGAACGCTCTTTGTGTGATCTTTACGTCAGAACCAGACACAGTATGTCGTTCAAGCCGGGTATAAACAGTCTTTCCTTCGGTGAAAGAGTCACGGAAAATAACGTCTGTCAGCTCCCCATCATCACCGAAAGCGATGGGGTAAAGGCTCCACGCCATGTTGTAGTCGAAATAGATATGCCCGTTTTTGGGGTACGGTTTGATCGACATACCACCCGCCGCGCACCCCTGTTCCAGCTTCGGACGGATGTTTTTCATGAGTCGTTCAAACTCTTTTGCGAGAAATTCTGCGCGGGGGTTTGTCGTACTCTCACCATTTGCATCGGCGGGGCCTGTGATGTTACATTTCATTTCAATGGTAACACCACGGGCAATTTCAGAACAGATCAGCCCTGGGAGATTCATGGACTTTACCGTGTCTTTACTCAGCCACGGTGCTTGATTCAGGTACATATCGTACCAGAGATCGAGAGCATTCACCATCTCAGTGGACAGGGGGCTTTCGATATGTTCTACGGTTTCAATATTTTTGTATGGTAAAATTTTTCTCACCACCCTTTTGAGATGTTGAATAATATCAGAAAATGTTATAAGTCCTCACCTACCTTACTGACCTTTACGTTTCCAAACACGTTCAAGCGCATACCGCACTGCGTCAATGGAGTGGTTATTTACATCCGGGTAGCCACTTACAATTTCATCATCGGCGGTACGCTCATATTCGTAATTTTGGAACTCTTTTGCCGTTTCAGGGCATCGTACAGGGTCAATGATGATCGCTTTGAGCGATTGCAGCCACTTGATACCATATCGAACAGAGTCGGGACCTTTTTCAGCTCCACGGCAAAGAGAACCGTATTCGCGGTAGTCGCTTACACTTTTCGGTTCTGCACTGTCGGCGGTTATAAGGTCATTGCCGGTTACGCCTTTTTCGGTAATTAGAGCATCCCATGTTGCACGGTTACTTGCTTTATTCGTGCGGTATTCATCGTAAATATACAGGGTAAGCCGGGCGGCATCATAGTGCATTTTCGCCCAATGGTACGGATCAGGAAACCAGCCCCAGTCAATGCCCATATAAATACGGTCAAAGGTCTTGACAACATCATCGGAGATTTCCTGTATCTGAAGGTTATCAAATACCTCACCGCCCGTACCCGTTGCTTCACCGCCGTATTCA